CAGTCCGGAGATTTTAAGAGATATGGACATTGTTAAAACAACACTGCATGGAAATAGATCCAAAGGTACTAGAACAACTAAAGAAGTTATCGGACTTGGTAAAACATTGCAAGGCAATGGATGTTATCTCAGTACGAACTTGAAGTCTTTGATGACGAGACTGGTGATAGTAGCTTAATAAGTATTCCTAATCTTCGAAGAATTAGAAGTATAGGATATATCAAAGAAGCTATTGCTTGGAATCCTGATATAAACACGGATAGAGTCTCTGCTATGGATATGGTAATGATCCTTAGAGAAGATAGAAAGAAGTATGTAGACAAGTTTGACGAACAAAAAGAAGAAGATGTATTAGGTCACTTCCATGATGATCCATTCTTGGATGATAACTGGAAAAAAGCAATGGGAAACTATGAATGGAATCCCGACACAATATAGCTATAATAACAATGCAGAAAATATATAAAAATAGAGTATTTTTACAAAAACATGAAATATGTCAGTAGATAAAAGTTTTCCAAGACAGAAGCTGTCCTTTAAGAAAAAAGGGCCAAAATGGAGACAATCCCACTTAGATTGGGCAGATCACAATAGTTACTTAAACAATACGATTGTACGTAGAAAGTTTAAGAGCAAGAAAATAAACTTAAACCTTTATAATGGGTTTGTAGATTTAGCAGATATGAAGTTAGTTCTTAATCCAGGTGGATTAGAGAAGTACTTTATGCCAGATGCTATTCAACACTATCCTATTATAGCACCAAGAGTAAATGTGCTTGTAGGTGAAGAGAAAAGACGTAAGTTTGATTGGACTGTTCAGATTACTAACCCAGATACAATTGCTCGTATCAAGAAAGATAAGATGGCTCTTATCAACAAGAAGATTCAAGAGTTTATTGGATCAGACCTAAGTGATGAGGAGTTGACTAAGGAATTAGAGGCTTATGGAGACTATATTAATTATGACTACCAGGATTTAAGAGAGAAGCGCGCGAACTTACTTATGCGTAGCTACATTGAGAAACTTAACATGAAGATTAAGTTCCAACAAGGCTTTAAAGATGCTCTTATCATGGGAGAAGAAGTATACATGTTCGACATTGTCAATGGCAAAGTTACCTTCGAGAAATTAAACCCACTTAAAGTTCACACATTACGCGCAGGCTATTCTAATAAGATAGAAGATGCAGACGTCATCGTTATAGATGACTTCTGGAGCCCAGGTAAAATACAAGATACATTTTACCAAGACCTAAAGGATGCAGATGTTAAGAAGTTAGACAACGGAGACTTTAGAGGAGATGGTACAGATTTAGATGGTGAAAACTTAGCAATTGATGATAAAGAAGGATGGGAAATATACGAAAGAGAAACAATAAATTCATTTATAGAATCTTCCGGGATATTCGCTGGAAGTGGATCCCAAGGAAGAAACACTTATACGGACGGCGCAGGCAACATTAGAGTCCTTCGAATGTTCTGGAAATCCATGAAGCAAATTCAGAAGATAACTTACTTTGATGATTTAGGTAAGACTCAGATTAAATTTAGATCTGAAGACTATATCTTAGATAAAGATAAAGGAGAGACTTCTGAGAAGTTCTGGGTATCTCAATGGTGGAAAGGTGCTAAGATAGGTAAAGACACTTATGTTAAGATCCAGCCTAGAGAAATACAATATAATAAGATTGGAGAACCAAGTTTCAATTCATGTGGAATAGTTGGTCAGATTTATAATACTAATGAACAAGAAGCTGTATCTATGGTAGACAGAGCTAAACCATTCCAATACCTGTTTGACATATCATGGTATAGAGTGAATGAAGCAATGTCTAAGTACTTAGGAGCTATTGTAGAATTAGATTTAGCAAAAGTACCTACCGGATGGAATGTAACTAAATGGTTATACTTCGCGCGTAAGTCAGGTATTTCTGTTGTTGATAGTTTCAAAGAGGGTCAAAAAGGTATGGCTAAAGGAAAGCTTGCTGGATCCGTTGGAAACACAACTGGAAAAGTATTAGAACAAAGGATTGGAGATTTTATCCAGGTTCATATGGAGATGATGGAATTTGCCTCATCTAAGATGGACGAGATAACAGGGGTTTCAAGACAAAGACTTGGACAGACTGAAAACAGAGAAACCATGGGTGGTATTGAAAGAGCAGTGTCTCAATCTAATCACATCACAGAGGAACTGTTTACTCTTCATGATTATTGTAAAAAAAGATGTTTCGAGATATTAATCGAGACAGCTAAAATAGCATTAAAAGGACAAGAGCTTAAGTTCTCTTATATTGCAGATGACATGACTCGTCAGATAATGGAAATTGACGGTGATGAGTTTGCTGAAGAAGAATATGGCCTAGCTGTATCTAATGAAGATGGAATTAACCAGATTCAACAAAAGTTAGATGGAATGATTCAATTAGGTTTACAGAACCAAATGATTACATTCTCTGCGGCTATGAAGATGTATAACTCACCATCTCTACGTGAAGTACAACGAATGATAGAGAAAGATGAGAAAGCTATGAAAGAATCTCAAGCTGCTCAAGGTGAAGCTGAACAAAAACAACTTCAAGCTCAATTAGAAAAAGAAGAAGCTAAAGCTTTACGCGAGGAGCAAAGATCTGCTTATGAATTTGATAAGGAAGATGAGACTAAGCGTTACATAGCTGAACTTAAAGAAGAGACAGATAGAATTAAAATGGCTAATGAAGAAGCAGGTGTAGAAATGCCTGAAGATAATGATGATTCTGATTATGAGAAGTTTAAAGCTGAGTTAGGTATTAAAGAAAAAACTCTCTCTAATGATATGCAAAAACATAATGATCAAATGGTAAGAAAAGATAAAGAGATTGCAATTAAAAATAAGGTGGCTAACAAACCAGCTCCATCAACATCAACTAAAAAGTAATGGGAGTAGTAACTATAATTGTAGGTGCAGAAGGTAATCTTCCTCCAACAGAGATAGGTAGAGTTCAGATAATCTTAGATTACAATGAACTTTATCCATTTACTTTGGCTGATTTTACCACTCTTGCAACTCCAGCATTTTCAGATCCGGAAGGTGACAGTTTAGAGGAAATCAAAGTACTAACACTCCCGACAGTTGGTACTTTAACTCTAAGCTCTGTTGCTGTTAATGTTAATGACGTAGTAACTTCTGCTCAGTTAACAGCAGGTAACTTAGAATATCAGGCTGATCCTGCAGATACAGATGGATATGTAGATTCTAGCTTCACATATACTGCATCAGATGACGGATCATCTACATTTTCCTCAGCATGGGGAGTTGTAGGTATTATAGTTGGTGCAGATGAAAATTTACCACCAACAGTGGTTGGTGATGGAACTATGACAATTGATTATGGTGAGACTGGAGTATTTACAAGAGCAATGTTTACTACTGGTACAACACCAGCGTATAGTGATCCTGAAGGAGATCCAGCTTTGTTCTTAAAGATAACAGGTTTACCAGTTCTTGGTGAGATTCAATTAAATGGAATTCCAGTTGCTATTTTAGAGATTGTAGATTTTGATGATATAGATGCAGGATTATTAACGTATGTACCAGATTTAGCAGATACTGATGGTGACATGCAAGGATTTACATTTGAAGTAGCAGATGTATCCGGAACATATGTAGGTTAATGGCAAGTTTTGATATAAATATAAATGCTCAAGTAATAGACGAGTATGTTATAAACCCAAGTAAAGTATTTAATGCTAGTACTTGTAGTAATCCATTGGATACTGAATGGACTATTGGCTTAATAGAAGATACTTATGTAGCAGATCCTACATATCATTTACTGACAAGCTATTCAGATGCTTCATCTTGGAAAACTCTTAAGATAAAGAATGTGGTTTACTCACATCCACTTAATGTTTACTTATCCGATACGTTAGTAAAGATACCAGAGGCTGGAGCAACAGTATATGATTTTGATGTAACAGGTCAAGCAGTTGATATTGCTATACCAAATCTTACATTTACATATGATAATTATAGTCCATCAGGAAATGCAACAGTAACATTTGACTTGGCAATAGAGAATTTAGCTAGTGAAGTAGGATCTTATACTTCTGTTACAATATTAGCAGAGTATTCTAAATGTCCGAGCATTCCTGTTGCAGATTTATTAATAACTACAATATCAGATGATGGTTGTGGTATAGAAGATACAGCAACAGTAACTCCTCCTGCAGAAGGAGAAAGATATGTAGTAGTAACTGCAAATGATGTATATGGAAATGGCTCAGATACAACTGCAGGAGAAACAATAACAACTAGTACTGATTATACATTATTTATAGATGCATCAACTGCAGGGTCGGTCATTCATTATTCAACTGTAATAATTCAGGTATATAATAATTCAAGTATGTCAGTCTTATTAGACTCACATCAAATAAGTAGAAACCACGCAGGAATAATTTGTTAACATGGCAGACTTTAATATAAACATAAACGCAGATGTAACTGATGATAATCAAATCCTCGGTGAAACAGTAGCAATAGATGATTTTATTTACCTAAGTACTGATGGTAAATGGTATAAGACAGATGCGTCATTACCATCTAAGTCAACAACTGAAGTAAGAATAGCTTTAGAGGCTGGAGTATTAAATGATACTATAAGTACTTTAGTGTATGGGTACCATACGTTTACTACTACTGTCTTTTCAGCAGGGGCCAAGTATTATCTTTCTGATAGTACAGCCGGAACTGTATCTAGTTCTACTCCTGTTCCAAATGTAGTAAGATACATGGGTACTGCATATAGTACAACAGTGTTCTTATTTAATCCGGATCATACTTACTTAAGTGATAATAATAGAAAAGTACTTGGAGAAGATATAAACTTCTCTCATACTCATGTAGAGGCAGATGTTACAGATCTTGATAAATATACTCAAGCTGAAGTAGATGCTTTAATATCAACAGCAACAGACAATAATTATGTACACGTAGAGACTCCGGCGGCAGCATCATGGGTAATAAATCATGCTTTAAGCAAACAATATCCAGCAGTACAAGTTTATGATACTTCTTGGAATAGAGTACACGGAGATATAACCTTTACAGATGCAGACAATTTAACAATAACATTCAACACAGCCTTCGCAGGACAAGCTCATATAAACTAAATGGAAATATTCGGCACTGACATTGATCTTAATCTAAATGAGGCCAAGAAT